TTAAGCAATATTTCAGGATTTATGGAGTTCTGTGCTGATATGGAGCTTATGTATGAAGACTATCCTACTTATGTAACTGCAATAATTGAGCGGATTACTGATAACCTAAAGACACCAAAGGACGCTGAAAAGGCTATCATTACTAGCTCACTTTTACAGACTGAGATTACTGACACTTCGGGTTCTGGAATTGCAAGGAGCTTGCTCGATGGAATCACTGTTGACGGTATTATGACTACTGACCCTTTAACGCCTGCTGTTGTAAAGAGTATCTTGCAAGACCTTAGGAACTGTGTTAATATTCCTATTGAAGTTCTTAAAAGGTTAATTCAGACAATACCTGATGTTATTGAGTACAACCAATCTATAGCAATAATGAAAAGTGATGCAGCATTGAAATTTGTAGATAGTAAGAAAATCAGAAGAGCTCAATCAAGTGATACTAGGATTGTTAAAGACTCTATAGAAAGATGGAGGGATATCCTTGTTAATTATAGTATAGTTGGAAGAAGATTTGTCTCTACAGATCTTGCTAATTTTATCCTTCGTCAAGTCTATCCTGAATATGACATAGCTAATATGGCTGATAGTCCGAGGACTGCTATTAAGCTGACTGATACGCATGGAGATATTATCACAAGTATAGAGTTCACTGAAAATAACAAACTACTTTACCAGAGTTACAAAGAACCTGCTGCTAAGTTCTTAGGTGCACAACTTTCAGCAGAGTATACTGCAGAATTTTCTGCTAGTACTGAGCAGAGGAGGAATGACAGATTCATAGCTGTTGCTGCAAGAATAGTTGCTACCAATCAGAGTCTACTCCCTTTGTATTACATCATAGCAAACACATTCAATCTTCCATCTCCTGTACCTCCTAGTATTACCGTAACATCTGCACACAGATCTACTCGGAACTTTGGCTTCAGTGCTGTTAATGTGTTTATCCCTGCCCCATATCATGCTCTTATAAACTCTAGGATGTCTAACAACATGTGGGCTAAGCTAGAGGGTTTTGATAGAGTAGATAGGACAACTATGATCGAGGCAAGCAGGATTGCTACATATTTGAATTCAAGCCCTTATGACAATACTAGTGGGAAAGTTAAGGCAGGAGTAAGAAGTTATAATTACATTATCAGGAATTTAGTGAATGTAACGAGTAATCCAGTCTTCCGATCCTTAGCTAGGCCAAAACCTGTACTTATGAACAAGAGTGTGACTAAGACATTTACTGATACAATGGTCGAGGAAAATGCTCAAGCTAATGCATTAGAAAGCAGTATTAATACTAACAATCTTCTTGAAACTATCAAAGATACACCAATTGTTAAGGCAATCATTCTTAGTAACTTTGAGAAATGGCTTCAGAGTAGTATATCAGGTACATACACAATGAACAAGCTACCTCCTGACATTCCTAACCCTTGGAAGATTGATATTTATGCTGAGTCTTGTATAAGTGTTAGTTTTAAACTATCTAGTCCTAATGTTAGAAGAGCCATACAGTCTAGCCTATCTATAGTTATTACTAAGTCTTTCCATATGGA